TGAGGGCTACTCGGCACAGCCCTATCGTGACGTCGTCGGCAAGCTGACGGTCTGCTACGGCCATACGGCCAAGGTGGAACAGCGCACCTACACCCGCGCCGAATGCGAGCGCCTGCTCCAGTCGGACCTCGGCGTCGCCTGGAACACCGTGCAGAGTTGCATCAAAGTGCCGATGACGGACTACCAGGCGGCCGCCCTGACGTCGTTCGCCTTCAACGTCGGTCCCGGTGGAGCTGGGGTCAAGGACGGTCTGTGCTTCCTGCGCAACGGCCAGCAGCCGCGGATCCGTGTCTACGCCAACCAAGGCCGCTGGGACCTTGCATGTGCCCAGCTGAGTAACTGGGCCAATGCCGGCGGCAAGTCCTATAAGGGATTGGAGCGCCGCCGCACCGCTGAGCGCGCGATGTGCGAGGGCCGGTACTGATGGTCCGCACCCTGACCGCAACGGTCGCCCTGCTGCTGGTGCTCCTGCTGGTCGCCATTGCCGCAGCACTTCTCTATCGCGGCAATGCCCTGGATGCGCAGGCTCGTGACGCCACGGCGCAGCAGCGTGTGACCACGCTTGAATCGCAGCTTGAAGACGAGCGCAGGGCTCGTGGCATCGAGCACACCAAGGCCAAGGCGATGGCCCAGATCGGAGACGAACATGAAAATGATCGGGAGGCGTCCGCGTCCGTACCTGCTGCCGTTGTGGCTGACCTGCGTACTGGCGATCTCAGGCTGCGCAACGACCTCGCCACCTGCCACACCGCTCGCCTGTCCCAAGCCGTCTCTGGCGCCGTCGAACGTGATGCGAGCGCCCAACTACGAGCAGAGGTCGCGGGCGATCTTGTTCGAGTCGGACGCGACGCCGACAACCACGTCCGGGCCTGCCAGCGCGTCATCGGTGTCCTCACCGGACAGCACCCTTCCGTCGAGGCCAACCCATGATCGTTGAAGTGCAGCCGCTCTACCTGGTGTGGTTCGCCGGCATCGGCATCACCCTGCTCGGCGGCCTGATCGCCGGTGGTCGCTGGCTGGTCAACCAGCTGCAGCAACGCACTGATCAGCAGTTGGCCATCCTGATCAACGACAGCAAGCGCTGGCGCGAGGTTGAGAGCCACCTCACCGACTTCCGTCTGGAAGTTGCGAAGGAATACGTCCGCCGCGAGGACTATGCCCGCGGGCAGAGCGTCATCGAGGCAAAGCTCGATGCAGTGGCCTCGAAGATCACGAACATGCAAAGCAAGGGGAACACGCCGTGAGTCACGGAAATCAGGGCCCGGATCTGGGCAAGTTGCGCCGGGAGCAGCTGCGCTGGCTGATGCTGCTGGTGCTGGATCGCTCTCGCCCCTATCCGATCGGCGAAGCCGTCCTGGCCGGCGCCGCCCAGGACATGTATCCGGATGCCACCGCTTTGGAAGTGCGCAGGGAGCTGGACTACCTGGACACCCGCCGCCTGATCGATATCACCAAATCCCCTTCGGGGCCGTGGTCGGCTGAGCTGACCCGCCACGGTGTGGATATTGTCGAGTACAGCATCGACTGCGGGCCGGGTATCGCGCGCCCACCGAAGTACTGGTGATCCCATGCCTCCCGTGAGCAAGATCGACCTATTGCCGGCCGAGGTGCGCGACGAGCTGGATCGGCGCCTGGTCGCCAATGCCTTCGGCGGCAGCATCTCGCTGTCCGAATGGCTCGGCGAGCAGGGCTATGAGATCAGCAAGACCACCGTCAACGAACGCGCCAAGCGGCTCAAGCGCCGCCTGGCCTCGATCAGTGCCAGCACCGAGGCAATGAAGCTGGTGGCCGAGCAGGCGCCGGATAATGCCGCCGAGCGCGGCAGTGCACTGCTGGGCCTGCTGCAGACCGACCTGTTCGAAGCGCTGCTGCAGTTCCAGGAAGCGGCCGATCAGGACGATGAGAGCATTTCCCCAGCCGATCGCATTGCGCTGTACAGCAAGGCGGCCAAGGCCATTGCCGAGCTGACCCGCTCTTCCATCGTGCGAGAGAAATGGGCCGGCGAAATCCGCCAGAAGGCGCTGGTCGACGCGGCCAGCCGGGTCGAGGAGGCTGCACGGGCCAAGGGCCTGGACGCCGAGGGCGTGGAGTTCTGGCGCAACAAGGTGCTGCATGGAGTCGGCTAAGTGAGTGCACTGGGTCCCCTGCCGGATACCGAGCGCGTCCTGGACTGGGATGAGCTGCCTGAGAGCGTGCGCTCGATCTCGGCCAACTTCGATCCGAGCAAGGCCGGCGTGCTGATGGCCCATCAGTCCGAATGGATCCGGATGCAGGAAGGGCTGGATATCGCGGTCTGCGAGAAGGGGCGTCGTACCGGCATCACCTTCGCCCAGGCGTTGAGCGACACCATCACCGCAGCCTCTGCCAAGGACGCCGGCGGCGACAACGTGTGGTACATGGCCGACACCAAGGAAAAGGGTCTGGAGTTCATCGGCTACGTGGCCAAGTTCGCGCCGATCATTGCCCAGGGCCAGGCATCAAGGATTGAGCAGCACATCTTCCAGGACCAGCAGCCCGATGGCACCAGTCGGCAGATCCAGGCGTTCCGGGTTCGCTTCGCCAGTGGTTTCCGTATCACGGCACTGTCCTCGCGCCCGGAGAACATCCACGGCCTGCAGGGCGTGGTCGACCTGGACGAAGCGGCGCTGCACAAGGACGTGGCCAAGGTGCTCGAATCGGCCACCGCACTGCTGATCTGGGGCGGTCGCATCCGCGTGTGGTCCACTCACCGCGGCAAGAAGAACCCGTTCAACCAGCTGGTGCAGGACGTCCAGGCCGGTCGCTACGGCAAGAAGGCCGGGGTCATCCGCATCAGCTTCGATGATGCCGTGTCCAACGGCCTGTACGAGCGGGTCTGCGCCATGCGTGGCAAGGTGGCCACCGCCGAGGGCAAGAAGGAGTGGTACACCGCCATCCGCTCGGCCTACGGCCCGCGCAAGGCCGCCATGCGTGAGGAGCTGGACGTCATCCCGCGCGATGGCGATGGCTCGGCCATCCCCTCGGTCTGGATCGACCGGGCCATGCCCGAGGCCCGGCCAGTACTGCGCCTGGTCTTCGATGACGACTTCCCCAAGCGCTCGGAGAAGGAACGCGAGATCTGGTGCGCGGTCTGGATCGCCACCACACTGCTGCCGACGCTACGCGCTGCGATCGCCGGATTCACCGGGCGCTGGGCGATCGGCATGGATTTCGCGCGCCACCGTCACTTTTCCGTGATCACCCCGGCCAAGGTCGGCCAGGATCTGCGGCGCGACGTACCATTCCTGATCGAGATGGCCAACGCGCCCACCCGCCAGCAGGAGCAGATCCTGTGGGCGCTGCTGGACGCGCTGAAGGAGGGATTCTCTGGCCGCTGGTCATTCGCCGGCGATGCCACTGGCCCCGGCCAGACCTTGATGGAGTACACCGGCGACCGCTACGGCCGGGCTGAGCTCGATGCCGACACGGGCCGCTACAGCGGTGGCCCAATCCACGAGGTCACCCTGTCGCGCCCATGGTACGGCGAATGGATGCCCAAGTACATCGCGCTGTTCGAAGACGGCTTCCTCAGCCTGCCCAGGGACGCGTCCCTGGAAGACGACCACCGCGCGGTGGAGTACGTCGACGGCATCCCGATGGTGCCGCGTCTGGAGCGGAAGGACCTGCAGGATCCGGATCTGATTCGTCACGGCGACGGTGCGATCGCCGGCGCCCTGATGCAGTTTGCAGCGCTCAACCACGTCACCTCGGTGCCCATTGAGTTCCAGGCGGCCGGCGCTCGCGCCTACATCGGCGATGGTCGGGCTGACGGCGTGGCCACCGTCGTGACCGATGATGCCTTCGGCACCGTCAGCGGCGGCAATGATTTTGGAGGATTCGTATGACCATCGCCCGCCCAGAGATCGGCCGCGAGATTGCCACCACCGCCGATGGCATCGACATTACCCGTGGCTACACCGGGCCACTGCTGCTGCCCTTCGATAGCGTGCTGCGCAATCGGGGCGGCTATGACCTGCAGATCTACGAGCAGGTGCTGTCCGATCCGGAGGTGAAAACCACCTTCGGCTCGCGCCAGGATTCGGTGGTGGCCTGCGAATGGCAGGTGGAGCCTGGCGGCGAGAAGCGCATCGACCGCCAGGCGGCAGAGTATCTGCAGGAGCAGCTGCACGGGATCGGCTGGGACAACGTTACCCGCAAGATGCTGTTAGGCGTGTTCTATGGCTATGGCGTGGCCGAGATCCTGTACAAGGTCGACGGCACCCGCATCGGCCTGGAGGCGATCAAGGTCCGCAATCGCCGACGCTTCCGCTATGGCAAGGAAGGCGATCTGCGCCTGCTCACCCAGACGCAGATGACGGAGGGCGTGCCGGCGCTCGCGCCGTACTTCTGGAACTTCTGTTCGGGTGCTGACCATGACGATGAGCCCTACGGCCTGGGCCTGGCGCACTGGCTGTACTGGCCGGTGCTGTTAAAGCGCAATGGCCTCAAGTTCTGGCTGATCTTTCTGGAGAAGTTCGGCATGCCCACCGCAGTGGGCAAGTACGACACCGAGGCAACCGATCCTGAGAAGGCCAAGCTGCTGCAGGCCACCCGCGCGATCCAGACCGACAGCGGCATCATCATGCCCAAGGGCATGGAGCTGGCGCTGCTGGAGGCCGGGCGCAGTGGCACGGCCGACTACAAGGCCCTGCAGGACTACATGGATGCCACGATCCAGAAGGTCGTGCTGGGCCAGACTGCCAGCACCCAAGGCACACCCGGCAAGCTGGGCAACGACCAGCTGCAGCGGGAGGTGCGCCGCGACATCATCACCTCCGATGCCGACCTGGTGTGCGAGTCCTTCAACAAGGGGCCGGCGCGCTGGCTCACCGAATGGAACTTCCCCGGCGCGGCCATCCCACGGGTCTACCGCGTCACGGAAGAGCCGGAGGATCTGGACGCCACCGACAGCCGTGACAAGAAGATCCTCGACCTGGGCTACAAGCCCAAGCAGGTCTACATGGACCAGACCTATGGGGACAACTACGAGCCGGCCCAGGCGCAGCAGGAGCCGCCTGTGGGGCCGACGGCGATCGATGGCGCCCAGTTCGCCGATGCCGGCGGTGCGGTGGTCAGCTTGCTGCGCCGACACTATCCGGCGGCCTTTGCAGACAGCACCCCAAAGGCGCCTGATCCTGCCGTCGGCCTGGGCCGGCAGCTTGATCGGAAGCTATCGCCCATTGGCAGTGGCTGGGTGGAGCAGATCCGCCAGCTGGTCGATGAGGTCGATTCGATGGAGGAGCTGCGCGACCGGCTGTTCGAGCTTCATCCGAACATGACCCTGGACGACTACGCCTCGGTGATGGCCGATGCGATGACGGCAGCGACGCTGGCCGGCCGTACCCACGTCCAGGGCGCGGGAGACTGATCAATGGCAGGCGTTGATTACGCTCAACTGCCGTTCCAGGAGCAGATCGAGTTCTTCCGCCGCAAGAAGAACGTGCTCACCGAGAGCTACCTGGACGTATGGGAGGCCGAGCACGACACCAGCTTCATGGTGGCTGGCGCCAACCGTGATGCACTGTTGGCCGACTTCCGGCAGTCCATCGACCGTGTCATCGCCGAAGGCCGCACGCTGGAGCAGTTCCGCGAAGACTTCGACCGGATCGTGGCCACGCATGGCTGGGACTACAACGGCGGTCGGAACTGGCGCTCGCGGGTGATCTACGAGACCAACCTGCGCCAGAGCTACAACGCTGGGCGCTGGGCCCAGTTGCAGCAGCTGATCAAGGTGCGGCCGTTCTGGCGTTACAACCACAACGATGCCGTCGAGCACCCTCGGCCGCTGCACGTATCCTGGAATGGCCTGGTGCTGCGCCATGACGATCCGTGGTGG